TTCTTCCGGCGTACGGTCTCCCCGTCCAAGTAGGCGCACCGCTCACCGAGCGCGTCGCTGCGTATTGCGCGAGTCATGTGACACAACAACTCGCCGCAGACGCGAGAGTCGATCGCGTCGATAATGTGGTAGTATCTGACGAGGGCGACGCGCTCACAGTGAGCGCGAGGGTCGCACCGCTAAACGGAGCGTCGATGTCGCTCATCGTGCCGATGGGGAGCTGAGTATGTACGAACCAAGGTCAAGCGCAGAGATCACACGCGATTTAATCGCGAGGACGGTCGCGCGCACATCGTTAACGGACCTCGCGGAGAGCTCAACGCTCGGCGTGTTGATGCGCTCGATCGCTGAGCAGATCGCGGAGGCGGACGTCAGACTCGCGCAGATCCGCTCGCAGTTCACCCTCGAGGGAGCGCGAGGCGTGGATCTCGACGAGCGCGCCGAGGAGATCGGCGTGAGTCGTCTCGCTTCAACCGCTGCCTCTGGGACCGTAGTCGTCACACGCACCGACGCGAGCGCACCGCTCACGATCCCCGCGGGGAGCGTGTTCGGGCGCGGTGATAGCGACGTGACCTACTCGACGACCACGTCCTCGACGCTCTCGATCGGCGAGCTCACGAAAGAGATCTCGATCGTCGCGAACACACGCGGGACAAGCGGGAACGCCCCCGCGCGGTCGATCAACACGATCCTCGACGCTCCCTCGGCTCTGGTGAGCGTGACACAGGGCGAAGCGCTCGCGAATGCGTTGTCGATCGAGACGGACCTCGCGCTCCGCTCTCGTGCGACGCTCGCGCTCAATAGTATCGCGCGCGCTCAACCGATCGCGCTCGAGTACACCGCGCGCACATTCACAGCGTCCGACGGGACACGCGCGACGACGGCGACGATCTACGAGCCCGAGACGCGTCTCGGTTACGTGGAGCTACTCATCGACGACGGCTCCGGTCTAGGAGACCACGCTCCGACGCGCGCGGGTGAAGCGGTGAGCGTCACGCTTAACGCCGTTTTAGGTCAGCTCATCAGCGTCGAGGCTCCGGTCGTCGACTCGATCCGCGTTCGCTCTGGCGCGAACGTGCTCATCGAGGGGCGCGACTACGACATCTCGAGATCGAGGGGCGTGATCACGTTGCGCTCCGCTGCGACCGTGTCGATTGGTGATACGATCACGGTCGATACATACAGCGTATACACGGGGCTTATCGCGGAGTTACAAGCGCTCATGAACGGCGACCCGAGCGACGTCACATCCGGACACCGCGCAGCGGGTGTCGCGCTAAGGGTGCTCCCCGCTCCCGTTCAACGCATACCGCTCGACGTGCTCATCGTCATCGAAGCGGGCTCAACGTTGACCACCGTTAAGACGAGCGTAGAGAGCGCGATAAGCGCGTATTTCTCAGCGCTCGGAGCGGGCGCTCCGGCGTATCGCTCCGCGTTGGTCTCCGTGGTGATGGGCGTGAGCGGAGTCGTGAACGCGACGATCCTCACGAGCGGGACCGCGAACGAGACGCCCGACCTCTATCCAAACTCAGCGCGTCACGTACTCCGAGCGGGTGACGTGCGCGCGATCACATCGACGACAGGCGGTTAAACATGGATCGCGTAAAACTCTACGCACAAGAACGACTCGACCTCGACGACGCGAACGCGCTCCAGAGTCTCATATATGACTATGTGCAAGAGGCGCTCGGCGGACTGTTCGGCCACATCCGCGGCGCGCTCTCGGCCCCCACAATCACGCAGACCGAGAACAACGGAGCGCCATTCATTGAGCTTAGTGCGTTTCAGTTCGTGACGACCGCGCCAATCTCGGCGAGCGCGAAGAGCACGAGCTTCCCCTCTTCGGGGGTTGCTTATTCTCAAATGAAAACGATCGTCGTCACGTATGACCCGACCGAGGAGACGTCGACACAGATTTCAATCGATACGCCTCGCGCGTATTTTCAAGATTTCGTCGACGCGTATCTCTGGGCTCGCCCGATTCAGCGCGACACAGACACAGCGACGCGCGCGCAGTGGAGCGTCGCGCAGGGTGACGAGATCACGTTCTCGGATGAGACGAGATCATCGCAACGCGTCGAGTTCTCAATTCAGCGCAACGCGCCACCCTACGCGGACGGCGAGGCAACGTGGGCTCCAATCGCTAGAATTACCGGATGGACGGACGCGGACAACACAGGCTCGCTCGCTCAGTGGCAAGTTGAAAGCGCTTTCGAGCACGACACCGCGCGTCAGCTCGCGGGGGTTACATTAAGCGGGGACTTATTAACGCGCTCAAATGTGTCGCTTGATGCTGTAATGGACTCTTTGACGGTGTACCCTATGGAGTCGGGTGAGTCTCATCGAGTGTTAGGTGTCGCCGATCAACTCGCACTACTGCGGTACAAGGTCGCACAACTTCAAGGACACGGCGTTAATGATCCAAGCGACACGCAGGCGAGAGCGTGGTACACGAGCCCCCTCGTTTCTGCGAACGGCGTCGACGCGCGACTCAACACGCTCGACACGCGAATCAACACGATCGAGTCGCAGAGGACCTCGCCGATCGTCTGCATCGCAGCGGGGCTCGTTCAAGTGAACGTGAACAACGCGCGCGTGATCAGTTACAACTTACTCACGAACGAAGGGATCAGCGCGATACGCACCTCGCCGACGCGGGGTAATCGTATGTGTGTCGAGCTGAGCGCGGAGCTACTCGCCGAGGATTGGCGCTTGTTACATGTGGACGTGAGCCAAGTCGCGACGCGCGTCGACAACGGCGATAACACACACGACTATAATCGCGTACACGCGCAGATCGGCGACATCCTGAGCGGGTTACTCAGCGACTCGAACAGCTATCGACTCGACGACTTCTCGACGAGCTCGGGGCGGGGCGTCAACATTGAGCTCTTAGCGCTCGAGCAATCGAGCGAGGAGTCGATCGCGGAGGACTTCGGGAGCTCTGGGCATCCGGACGTCATCGGGGGCGCTCCCACGGTGAACGAGATCATTAACCTCACGCTCGCGATTTACGCGATACATGACGATCAGGATAATTATTGATATGAGTATCATCGCTTACGCGTCGGCGAACGTCGACCCGATTAACAATCCCCTCGAAGATGGTGAGATCGATCTCGCGAGCGTAGCGACGCCCGCCTCGATCACGCTGTACGGCGACGCGGTCGACACCGAGGATGGGGGCGCGTCGTTCTCGTTCGCGTGGACGCTGTTAGACCCCACCAACTCGGGCGCGGTTTTGTCGAGCACGACGACACAAAACATCACGATCACCAATATCACCGCGTGGCATAATCTACGACTGCATCTCGTCGCCACGAACACAGCGACGAGCGCGACGAGCGAGACCGATGTTTTACTCGCGCCGTCCGCGTCGTTCGTCGAGGTGCGCGTGCTCAGCGAGAATCGAGGGATTCAGAAGATCGCGAAGGGTTCGCGCTCGTGGCATCCCGCGCTTGAGCTCTGGGCCGACGCGATCGAGACCGCGCCGAACCTCAACGCGTTGAACGACGTCACCAACGCGACCGGCGCAGAGTTGGAGGTCCTACGAGGGGGAGCGCTCGCAGAGGTGAGCGGGAGCGCGCTACACACTCACGCCGGATCTCATATCGCAGACGCGACCACGACGACCGCGGGCGTCGTTCAACTCGAGGAGGCGAGCGACGCAACGGGGACGCCTCGCGTCATCACTCAGGAGCGCATCATCCTCTCGGGGGTGGTCACTACGTCCACCGAGAGCGACGGCACGCGACACGATGAGATCATCGACATCTCGGGGGGTGGCGAACAGATCCCTCACATCTATTTCGCGATCACGAAATACGACATCAAGATTAACGCGTATACGGTCGCGATGACCGAGAGTGGCGCGGGTGGCTCGTATACGTTTAACTTGATGGGAGCAAACGCGACACAGTTTAGAGCGTCCACGATGCCCGAGCAGCTCGACGGATTCACCGCGACACCGTCCGCAGCGAACGCGCCGATCCTAGAGACGCGCACGCTCTCACCCGCTGTAGAGGTGAGCGCGGGAGCGGTCGTTGGTCTGTTCATCTCATCGTCTCCCGCAGCGGGTAGCGGTGGGGGCTCGCTGAGCCTCACGATCGAGGCGACGAGGAGCGTAACGTGAGAGGGTGGGGCGCGCCGAGTCACGAGACCGCGACCGAGTCGCTCACACGTCCAGATTGGGGATGGGGTGATGACGCTCCGACCTCGTGGGACGCGTCAACGCTCGATTATGGGTGGGGATCTGATCACGGGGCCGCGTTTCCTTCATACCTCGAGCTCGAGACGCGAGCGATCGGTGACGATGGGGGATACGCGATCTCGGTCGTCGGTGATTTCCCACGCCGAGGGGCGTCGCGCTTTCAACGTCCGACCGGCTTCGAGGTGGTGCTCGTCGACGCGCAGAGCGTCGAGTATCCGTGTCACTCTGGTTTATTCGGTCAAGGGGAGCAATGCTCGACGAACATCCCCGCGCGGATCCTCAGAGCGTACTCTCCCTCGTTGGACGTCGGCGCGTATGATGTTATCATCCGATACGACGGCACAGAGCAGAACGTCGGCACGATCAACGCGAGGCGACGCACGCGCACCGCTCACGAGTACGAGCTCCGCGCAGCTCTGCCGAGCGCTTATGCGACCGGAGTTCGGCGGATGGAGCTCGATCGCGTACTCGACTCCTCTGCGACCGACGAGCCCGAGACGACGCTCGCGACGCTCACGAGAGTCGTCGCGCAGTCACTCGCGGAGCTCAACGCGAGCGGAGCGATCACGCGTCTCACGACGGCATACACGGGAGGCGCTACGCTACACGTCGAGTCGACGCTCGGATTCGCCGACGCGGGCGCGGTCTGGATGGAGGGCGAGCGCGTCGCGTACGCCTCAAAGAGCGCGACCACTTTAAACGGCGTTGACGCGCCACGCTTAACCGCTGCACGAGGGGCGAGGGTGACACATGATCCGCACTCTATCACAGACTGAGAGCGCTCGACGCTCGACGATCTTCACGCGCGCAGCGGATGACGAGCTCGACGCGCTCGGGGAATACTACGGGCTCGTGAGACCGAGCGCGTATCCTGTGAGCGCTTGGCGTGAGGTGCTCCGCGCGGTTGTGTATCGACCTCGTGGGACGGTGGGCTCGCTGTTCTCTGCGCTCAACGCACTCTTTAAACCGTGGACCGATATCACCGCGATCACGACCACAATCAACGCGGACGGCGAGTTCACTCACGCGAGCCTCACCTCGACCGCGTACGCGCATCGGTGGATCCGGATCGGCGGTGACTCGTATCAGTGGGTCGATGAGGTCGACACAGCGACGACGACCGCGCAACTCAACACAGTGAGCTCTTCGTATTGGGACGCGTGGAGCACTGAGCGCGCCGGAGTCGAGGTCGCGTTCCTCCCGTTCTATTTCGTCGAGAGCGACGCGCGAATCCGCGTTTATATCGATCTCGATCTCCTCTCGGTCCCACCGACGTATCTACAAGAGACCGCAGCGACACGCCCCAACGGGCAGCCGTACGGCGGGCATCTCCTGAACCTCCTCGACTTAGATCCTGACACGTTGGATTATGGCGACCAGGTAAACGGACCGTTCCCTCTCTATCTGCGAGGCGACGAGGCGTCGGGCGTGTTGGGTGACGTGTTAAATCGCATTATCGTCGCGGGTGTGCGCGTCGACTTAGTGGGTGTTTCGTTTAACGGGTCTCTAGGATATCCGAGCATCTCAGAGTTATAAGCGTTGACGGATGCGTCGATCTCGGTTTAGAGTGTCGGCGCTAAGTTCAACCCCTCAACCGAGATCGGAGACCTATGTCCCCCGTTTTATCCCCACTTCAGCGCCTCGGCTCACTGTTCGGCGAGGACGCCGTAAAGCGGACGAGCAAAACATCGAAGCCGACGAGCTCGGCTCCTGTGATACACGACGGCGCGTTCTACTCACACAGCGAGCTCGACGACGCGCGCGCGAAGCTCGAGCATGTGTTCGACGCTTCGGTGCTCGTACTACCCTCCCCACGAGTCACCGGAGCGAGCGACGCTGCGAGCAACGCGAAGCGCTTCCCTGTGGTTTCGATGAGCGACGCGCTCACGTCTACCCACAGCGTCGACGCTCACATGCAGATGTGTCTCGCACCAAAGCTCACGAAACACGGCAAAGCGCCACGCGCGCGGATCGACGCGATCCAGACGGGTGATGTCTCGCTCTCGTACATCGTGTTAGATTACGACCTCGAGGATCACGGGGGGGCGAGGATGACGCCCCCTCTGTTCCGTCGTCTCGTCGGTGAGCTCTCCGCTCATCCGATGCTCGCGGGCGCGGTGTGGTACTCGACGCGCGGAGGGATGCGCGCGGTCGTGCGACTCGCCGAACCATTCGCGCTCGATCCCTCTGCGAGGGGCGCGGATTGGACCGCGTTCTATACTCATGTCGTCGCCTCGCTCCCTCACGCGGAGCGGTGGGATCTCGCATGTAAGGACGCCTCGCGCTTAATGCGGATGCCTTACGTAAGACGGGACGACGAGGACCAGAGAGGCGAGCTCTTTATCCCGCGTGACGTGCGCGCGTATACGCTCAACGCTGCTGATGTCGCCGTGATGGTCGGCGCGCTCACGCGCTCAACGTCTCGCCGTGACGCGGTGAGCGGTGACGGGCTCCCTCGTTTTTTCGAGCGTATCGGTTTAATGAAGGGCGAGTTTAAGGAGATCAACGGGGCTCCGGCGTATCTCGTACAGTGTCCACTCGAGCACCTCCACAGCTCAGAGAACGAGTCGTCGACTATCATCCACGCGACGCCCGACGGCGGATATGTGTTCCACTGTTTACATAACTCATGTAGCCAAGTTTACGCCGAGGGCGGGGGGTGGCGCGCGTATCTACAAGCGAAATATCCGGACGAGTGGCGCGAGTGTATCGGGCGTGATGAGCTCGATTATGTGTACGACCCGAACGATCATTGGCGCTTCGTAGAGCAAGCCGTCGAGATCCTCGAGGCAGCGTTCCCGAATCGTATATTTAGGCGTCACGACAACGTCGCGACCGTCGAGCGTGATATTCATGGTGGCGCGCGGTGGAAGGTCTGGAGCGTCGCGGATCTCACGGGTCTCCTGAATCGCGTTGGGCGATGGAGCGCAGTCACGCGAGAGGGGGAGACGCGACGAACCTCGGTCCCCGAGCGGATGATCAAGATCCATCTCGTCGCGATCGCTGACGAGCTCCCGTTGTGTGAGACGTGTACGACGCTCCCCCCACTCGATCCGGAGACGCTCGAGCCGACGCGGTTCAGTGAGGGTTATTGTGAGGTGACACAGTCCTATTTTCTACCGTGTCCGCAGTTGGACCTCGCGCAGTTGCGTCGCGTGTACGATCGCCCCGCGTCACCGTTAACCGCGCTAAACGCGTACATGAGACTCATCGACATCTATCACGATTTCCCGTGGAGAGATCGAGCGCATCAGGTCCTCGGCGCGTCGATCGCGTTTACGGTGGCTCTGCGTCGCTCGATGGACGTCGCCCCGATGATGTTCGTCTCTGCGAATAATAAAGGCGTAGGAAAGACGAAGCTGATCAGCGCAGCGACCGCGAGCGTATACGGTACGACGCCCCCTCTGGCGTCGCTTCCGTCGCGTGAGGAAGAATTGAAAAAGGTCCTCGACTCGTTGGTCCACAGCGACTCGGATATTTTTATCGCGGATAACGTCGCGGGGCGCATCGGTGGAGCGACGCTCGACGCGTTCCTCACGTCGCCTCTACACACATATCGCCCGCTCGGTGTGACCGATACGCGCGTCGCGCCGAATCGCGTATTTCTCGGCGCGACCGGTAACAACGCGACGCTGAGCGGAGACACCGATCGACGCGCGATTATGATTCGTCTCGTGACGGACCTCGAGCACCCTGAGCAGCGTCGCGGATTCCGTCACGCGGACCTCCTCGCGACCGCGCGGTCGCGTGTGACTGATACGTGGTGTGCGATCCTCGAGATCCTGCGCGCGTGGCGATCAGCTCCCGAGGCAGAGCGTCGCGCGATCCTCGACGAGGCTCGCCCGTTCGGGTCGTATGAGCGATGGAGTGAGATCGTCCGCGACCCCCTCATGTGGATCTCTGGGCTCGCTCACGGCGAGGCTCAGGACGTCGTCGCGCTGTCACGCGAAGAGGTCGACGTCGCGAGAGAGGACGACCGGACGGAGCTCTTCTCGATCCTCGCAGATTGGCAAGCGTCGCGACGTAGCTCTGATCGTTGGACCTCTCGCGACTTGTTCCGCGCGATCTCTTCCGCGATGGAAGACGAGCCCGACTCACCGCTAGCCGGTATCGGTGAGGGGATGTATCGATGTACACTCCGGAGCGTGTCTCTCCTGATCGGTCAACGGCGCGACCAAGTGAGCGCGGGATACAGACTCGACGCGCAGAAGAGTCGCGGGACTCTAGGGTACAAGCTCACCGCGGTCGACGGGAGCGAGCCACCCCCACCACCACCGAAGCCCGATCCGTGGGGGACGCCTCCCACGACACCGACGACACCGACGCCCCCTCCCCCGAAGCCGAGGGGCGAATCGTTACCCGTGATCAATTGGACGAGCGCATGCGATCAGGGTTCAGCGTATGACGTCGACGCGCGACTCATCGAGGAGCGTCCACACTATGAACCGCTCACGCGCCGGTGTTCGTTTCTACGCGAGGACATGTGCGCGCGCGACCGGATCCCATGCGAGTACATGAGCGCGATCGACGGAGGCGCGGACGGCGGGATCACTCAACAACTTACCGACGCATTACGGAGCACCATGAGCGACGATATCGAACGCATCGAAGCGCCCCCTCTCATCCCCCTCGACTCGACGGATCACCCGCGCGCGATCGAGATCATCCGCGCAGAGTTCGAGGTCAAAGCGACGCAGAAGGCGATCGCCGATCGATTGAACCGCGAGAACGTCCCCCCACCGAACGGGAGGAAATGGACGTCCGCGAAAGTTGGTGTGATCGCAAAGCGCAACCAGATCACGCGCCCGAAGAAGGTCGAAGCGCCTAAAGCGGATCGCGTACTCGAGAGAGATGGTCATTGGTCCGGATATTGGAGCCCCGAGCACCCCCTCACGACACCGTCGAGCGACGCTCCCTCTGTGCCACAAGCGCACAGCGGGACGCGTACAGCGAGCGCGACGTCGATCCTCTCCGAGCTCTACGGTCGCGTGATGAACTGCCGAGACGCGTATCTCGCGCGGGTCACATTCGACGAAGAGTCGCCCGCATGATTAAGCACGTCTCCGCGTCTCAAATCAAGACGTTTAGAGACTGCCCGCGGAAGTGGTATCTGCAGAAGATCGTGAAGCTCCCCTCGCCGTCGACCGCTGCGACGGAGCTCGGCGGGAAGGTCCACGCGGAGCTCGAGGCGTGGTTGCGAGACGGGACTGAGTTCAGCGCGACGCTCGCCGGAGAGATCGCGAAGAGTGGCGCGCATCACGTCCCCACGGATCGACCTGTCGAGATCGAGTTGAGCCTCGCTGAGCGTATCCCGATCCACGACTCGCCCGTTAAAGTGGTCGGTTTCATCGACGCGCTTTATCCATACGAGCCCGCGATGATCCTCGACCACAAGACAAGCTCGAATAAACGATACACGAAGACCGCGCGAGAGCTAGCGCACGACGTGCAGCTCGTGCTATACGCGAAAGCGTACCTTGATCACGCGCCAAACGTGCGCGAGGTCACGTTGACACACGTATATTATGGGACGCGCGGGGCTCCGTGGAGTAAGCGCGTCGACTCGATCGTGACGCGCGACCACATCGAGACGCAGTGGGCGCAGATCAAAGAGACAATCGAGCAGATGATCGACGTATCTCGCGCGCGCAACGCTGCCGAGACTCCCCCGAATTACGACTCGTGTGACAAGTATGGAGGCTGTCCGTATGCGGGCGAGTGTTTCCACGCTGACAAACAACGCCCCCCACAAACACAAACAGAGAACAACGAAACGGAGAACGACATGACACCATCAGAGCGACTCAAAACGTTAGGGCTCGCAGAGCCAACGGCGAAACCAACAGCACCGAAGCCGACAGCGAAGCCGAGCGCAGCGCCGAAAACGCGTATCCTGTATATCGGGTGTACGCCGATCAAGGGCGCGAGCAATCCACCGACGAACGCGGTCGAGGCGTTCGCAGAGGTGCGCGCTAAGCTCTGCGCCGAGTTCAAAGTTCCACACCTCGGGCTCGTCGACTACGGGCGCGGATGGTCCGCGTACTCTGGAGCGATCGCGTCGGCGGGGTGGCCCTCTAACGTGAGCGCGCTGTATCTCGACCCACTGTGTCAAGAGTACGAGCGCCTCGTCTCTCCGCTCTCTGAGCTCGCGGACGTGATCATCCGTCGTCTATGAGTGAGCCGGAGGACGTGCGCCGACTCCGCGCGCTCCCCCTCGACGTCGAGGTCACGGGCGAGGAGTATGTCGATCAGTTGACTCGCTTATATGCGCGCGATCCAGACGCGCCGACGCAGACGCTGAGACCGCTCCAAGCCGCGATGCTCGTGCAAGCGATACGCGGAGACGGGCTCGTCGCGCTCGCGGGTTGCGGATCGGGTAAGACGCTCACGTCGCTCTTGCTCCCCCTCGTGCTCGGCGCGGAGCGTCCACTGTTATTGCTCCCCGCAGCGATGCGCGCGCAGAACGCGAGCGACCAACGCGACTACGCGCAACATTGGCGACTCATCCCCGTCGAGGTCATGAGCTACGAGGGACTAAGCTCACCGAGTCAGCGCGCGCGACTCGAGGAGCTCGCGCCCGACCTGATCATCTGCGACGAGGCGCACGCGTTAAGGAACCTCAAGAGCGCGCGCGTGAGACGCCTCGAGTCGTACATCCGAGCGAGTCGCGCGAAGCTCTGCGCGCTGAGCGGGACACTCGTCTCTCGCAGTCTGCGAGACTACGCTCATGTGATGAACTGGGCGCTCCGCGTGTGGTCCCCACTCCCTCGACATAACAGCATGATCGACGTGTTCGCGCGCGTCATCGAGGACGGCGACGCGACGCGACAGATGAGCGAGTACGTTGACGGCGCGCTCCCTCTAGGTGACACGCTCGAGGATCGTCTGCACGTCCGGCTCCGTCGATCGCGGGGTGTCGTGATCTCGAGCGATCAGCGTGTCGCGTCTTCCCTCGTTATCGAGACGCGTCGATACAAACAATCGCAGACGCTACGCTCTGCGCTCGTGCGTCTGCTAGCAGATCAGAACGTCGTGAGCGCGACACACGACGCGCTCGATGAGGAGACCGTCGAGCTTATGTTGCGTAGCTCGGATCTCTGGAGTCCGAGGGATGCGATCTACTCGCGCGTGTGGGCTCAACTCGCGATGGGTTGCGTCTATATATGGGATTGGGGAGACCGCGCTCCCGATTATCAATGGGTCGAGGCGCGTCGCGGTTGGGGCTCGACCGCTCGGCGTATTTTAGATGTCGGGCGCTACGACTCCGAAGCGCTCTTAAAGCGTGACTTGAAAAGCGGGGCGTTCAAAGATCAGCGCGCGCGCGACGCGCTTGAGGCGTGGGACGCTGTGAGGGACCGAGAACCACCGGCGACGCGCGCGATTTGGGTCGATACGTCGTGGGTCGAGGACGTCGTCGCGTGGGCTCGCGCGCAGTCACACCCGCCGATCATCTGGGTACAGCTTCAAGAGGTCGCGCGTAAATTACACGAGCTCACGGGGTGGGCGATGTATGGGAGCGGGAGCGAGGCGAGCGCGCGACTCGACTCACATCGACACACCGCCCACCCGTGTATCATGTCGATCGCGTCACATGGTACGGGGAAGAACCTCCAAGCGTGGCGCTCTCAGATCGTCGCGCATCCCCTCTCGCATCCGGCGAGGTGGGAGCAGATGATCGCGCGCACACACCGACACGGACAGCTCGCCGACTCTGTGAGCGTGACCGTGTATCGCCACGGACTTTTCGGTCGCGCGCTTGGTAAAGCGCGGAGAGACGCTCAATACATCGTCGACACGACGGGACAAGAGCAGCGTCTCATCTACGCCGATGAGGTGCGTTAAACTTTTTTAACATTGTATCTTGACACGTGTGTGAGCGTGTCTTATTTTGAGGATCCTCGCAAATCGAGCGAGGCAACACGAAACAACGATCGCACGATCAAAGACACAAGGAGTCACACATGACTTTTGATATCGGACAATACAGCGAAGACATCGCGAATGCGGAATTCGACCGCGTGGATCGCGAGTTCATGGAAGAGGGGACGCACCTCATCCGAATCGAGGGAGTTCCCGCGATCACGTCCGCGAACACAGGGAATAACATTGTAATCCTCGAGGCGCAGATCGTCTCGTCGGATTATCACGCACCAGAGACACACGTTAAACACCTGTTTCAACTGAGCGGGGTCGATAAATGGAAGGTTCAACGCAACCTTTCACAACTCAAGTCGGTCGTGTCTGCTACGCTTCCCGCTGAAGTGCGTCACCTCGTGACCGCGGACATCGTAAACAAGGCGTTCAATGAGGGCTTATGCGTCGGCGCGGTGATCAAGGTCATCGTGAAAAAGAAGACCTCGAAAAACGGCGCGGACTATCTCGCTTACTCGTTCCTCGCGGGTCCCGACGAGCTCAACCGAGGCGACGCGCCCGACACCGCTCCCTCTGGTAACAATTGGAACGTGAGCGAGAGCGCAGACGCGAGCGACGACGACGATGCAGACGTACCGTTTTAATCGTTGACTCGAGAGTAGCGACATGTTATCCAACGCGAGAGAGCTCTCTCCGTTGGGCTTGAACATAGCAAACGTGGCCCTCGATCGTCAACACCGGTCGAGGGTTTCGTTTGTCTACGGCATAGGAGAGAGTGATGCTCGTAGCCATTGACACAGAGACCTATTTAATCAAGGGGCGAAACGTCCCGCCGTTCGTGTGCCTCAGTTACGCGGAGCTCGTCGGCGCGGAGTGGCGCGCGGGTGTGATGCGCGGAGAGGACGCTCGCGCGTATCTGGAGCGCGCGTTCACTACGGAGACGACGATCCTCCATAACGCGCGCTTTGACCTCTGCGTGATCGCGCGTACGTTTCCCTCGTTGATGCCGATCATGTTCACGGCGTTAGACGAGGGGCGCGTGCATGATACGCGGATCCGCGAGAAGCTGCACAAGATCGCGCGCGGTGGAACGGGCGACGGCGTGATCCTCGACGACGAGGGCCAGAGCGTCGGCGCGAAGCTGAGCCTCGGGGGTCTCGCGTATAAATACCTCGGGCTCGACATCCGAGAGTCGAAGCGTGGGGGCGTCCGGTACACGTACGACGAACTCGCAGACACTCCGCTCGAGGAGTGGGGAGATCAAGCGATTAACTACGCCACACAAGATGCCCTGTTAACGGGTCTCGTGTTCTTCTCACAGGAGAGCGAGATCCCACGCGAGGAGCTCCTCGACGAGTGCGCTCAGGTGCGCGCCGATTTCGCGCTCGGGTTGATCGGAGCGGAGGGGATGCGCGTCGATCCGGACGCCGTGGGGGGTGTTCGCGTTGCGATCGATGCGGAAGCCGAGGAGCTCAAGCGAGAGCTTCGACGCGTCGGTCTACTCGACGCACGAGGCAAAGCGAACACCGCGCTCATCAAAGACCGGATCGACCTCATCCTCTCGACGCGGGGCGACGAGGTCCCCAAGACGGCAAGCGGAGAGATCAGCACCTCACGCGAAGCGCTCCTCGCGACGGGGGATCCAGATCTCGCGCTCCTCGATCAGTATCGTCGCGCGGTGAAGCTTGGCTCGACGTACGTCGGAGAGCTCGAGAGCGCTGCCCACTACGGCGGGATCCTGCGCGCAGAGTACAGCGTATTAATGCGGACGGGGCGGACGTCGTGCAAGCGCCCGAACCTCCAGAACCTCCCGCGACGTGGAGGGATCCGCGACTGCTTCATCCCGCGCGACGGTCGCGTGTTCATCCTCTGCGACTACGACGCCGCGGAGATGCGGACGCTCGCCGAGTGTTATCTCCATGTCACCGGAGAACACTCTCCACTCGGCGAGATGTACGCACAGGATCCGCAGTTCGACCCGCACTCGTATCTCGGCGCGCGTATCCTTGGGATCGAATACGAGGAGATGTTAAGGCGCGTCGCGGAGGGTGACGCCGAAGCGAAGGGGATGCGCCAACGAGCGAAGCCGGCGAATTTCGGATACGCCGGAGGCATGGGCGCGAGCGCGTTCATCAACTACGCGCGAGGGTACGGCGTCAACTTGAGTGAGGAGGAGGCGAGCGATCTGCGCGACACATGGATCTCGACGTATAAGATGAGGCCTTGGTTCAAAGCTGCGGAGAGCGCGCACAACGACGGGCGCGTGCTCTGTCCATCGTCGCAACGCATCCGCGGAAATCCGAGTTACACGGAGTCGGCTAACATGCCGTTCCAAGGTATGGCAGCGGACGGAGCGAAGCGCGCGCTGTTTGAGCTCGCTCGTGAGTGTTGGACCGCTCCAGAGTCTCCGCTGTTCGGGTGTCGTCCGGTCGCGTTTATTCATGATGAGGTGCTCGTCGAATCCCCGAGCGAGCGCGCTCACGAGGCAGCGATGCGCGTGCGCGAGATCATGGAGCGCGAGATGATGGTATGTACTCCCAACGTCCCCGCGTCCGCGACGCCCGCGCTCGCGACGCGTTGGCTCAAGGGAGCCGAGCCAAAGTACGACGAGACGGGTCGCCTCATCCCGTGGGGGTGATTAGCGTCGCTCGATTTTTTGGTCGAGCGCGGTTAAGCGCTCCTCGAGTCGAGCGAGCGTTGTCGAGATGTCGGTGATGTTCGCCTCGATGCGCGTGAGCGTGCGCGCGGTGTCACCCGCTCCGCTCTCTAGCGCGGAGACCTTCGTGCGGAGCTCCGCGATCTCGGCAGCGTGAGACGCGCGCGCTCCGCTGATCTGCCAGAGCGAATAAGCGATCCCGACGAGTCCCGTGAGCTGTGTGATCGTGAGCTCGTTCATATCAACGCCCGCAGAGTGAGACGTTGACGAGTTCGCCGTCGACGTATCCCTCGAGCGCGCTCAACGCGCGAGGGGCGAGGCGTCCCACAGATTCGCCGTTTACGGTGGCGCTCACTCTACCGTCGCCCGACGGATACACGAGTCCACCGCTCGCGGGAGCTGTGCCACTCAGGACCGCGAGCGCATCCCCGTCGATCGTGACGTCGCACACGAGGAGCTCGACGTCCTCGTCCCCCTCTTGTACTGTGATCGCGCGACAGGCTGACGCGACGCCCAACGCCTCGCCGGTTGTGTGTCTCTGGACGATGTTCGACGCGTCGAGCTCTACGAGTGCGCCGTCGTTTACGGATGCGTTACGCTTTAATAGGATTTTCATGCGATTCTTTCCACTTCTATAAATATGGTGCTGTAAGACGCTCTATTATAACGCGCGCCTGAGTAGTCTGTGACGTAGAGACCCGCGACATCTCCAGAGCTTGCGTCGATGATCCCTCGCATTGTGTTCCGCTTATTGCCAACTTTTGAGAAGCGTGTGATCGGTCCTAAAAACTGATAAGACGCATCCGCCCAAACACAATCGACATAAGCGGTCGTCGCGCTTAAACCGCCGACATGCAGGGCAGCGCGCATCGCATAAACCCCCGCAGTCGCAAAAGTAAAACCGCAAACCCAACGCGTCCCGCCCCCTGCGTACGCATTATATCGATAGCTTAAATCCCCTGTCGTCTGTAGGCTAAAGTAGGGGTTATTGCTGATTCTTCGGGCGGCAAATTCCCAAAACATGCGGTTAACGTCTGAGGAGCCTAGGTTCGGATTCGGGAACGTATGCAACGTTCCCGATTCAGAGGTCACGTTCCCGCCGTTCCCGAGGGCGCTTGGTGGGTTGATACTGTCTGCGCTAGGAGACCATGCTGAGCCTGACCATGTGATCATTTCATCGGTAGACGTCGACCCCGCGTTCACATCGCTCAATCCCTCGAGTGTGAGTGTATTGATCTCTCCCTGTGCGTTGGGGTCTTGGTTATTTACCTCTATGATTAAATGACTCATAACGCGCGAACCTCAATCCATCCGCGCTCGGCTGCGCGGTTGCCCTGCGACGCGAGTGTGTTCACATTACTCACCGATGTCGCGCGGACGCTGTAGACAGTCGACGAGGTCGGTGAGACATACGTGATCGCGGGGGAGCCGACGTCGATATCATCGTATCCCGCGATCCCCGTCGTCCCTGTATGCGCCGTGGCTGTGTGATCATACCAACGATAAGACACCGAACCCGTCGAAGAGCTCATCGAGACGCCAGACACGGCGGTGAGTACGTACTCTCCCGCGGGTAGTGTGATCTCATTAAACCATCCGGAATAAGTCCCCGTCACTCCCGCGCCGTTGTGCGCTGATCCGTAGAAGTGCAGGTCCTCCCCGACCGCGATCTCGTTACCCCCAGAAGGATAAGCTTGAGACGCGCCGACGCCAAAGAGGGAGAGCGCGGTCGTCGTGTTCCCGAGTTGCCACGCGCTACCCGTGTATCGGAGTGTCTGCCCACTCGACGGGGATGACGCATTTACGTCGCTCAGGTCATTTAGTCCAACACTAAGCGCGCCCGCGGAGTTGGGTGACGCTGTCCCAATGGTTATCTTATTGTGACTCAAGCGAGCCTCCCTTCATAAGTAGCGAGCCGACGACGACGAGCGTGACCGATCCGAGCACGCCGATCGTCGTCCACATGTAGAGATCACGTTGAGCCGTGAGCTCGTCGTTTAGTTTGAGCGCGTCATTCAGCGCGCTCTCGGTGTCCTGTAGCCTTAGCGCGTACGTGTCCGCGACCTCGAGGAGCGTCGACCGCTCCGCGTGGATGAGCTCGCGGTCTCTCTCGAGTCCGCGGATACACTCGTCAAGCGTCTCGTTGATCGCCCATTGACACACGGAGCGCGAGGTCCGCAACGCTGAGCGGATCCGCACCCAATCGCGCGGAGTGACAAACGCCCCGTCGCTCGGCGCGGGCTCGCTAAGTGTGAGGCGCGTCGCGGTGATCGGCTCGATCTCGTACCCGAGGTCGATCACGAGGAGGGGCGTCGCCGGTTGTAACGTGAGCGTGAGGGCGAGGAGTTGCGAGATCATGGCGACACGCATCCCCACGCGCTCGCCTCACTCAGCGCGTCGGCGACCTCTTGCGCGCAGACGCTCTCGCAGTCGATCGCACAATTTGCAGCACACTGCGCGCGCGCTCTGGTGAGTTGCTCGCTCAGCTCGTCGCGCTGCTTCGTGAGCTTCCGAACCTCCTCGAGGAGTGGCTCGCGTAACTCCGCGCAGATCACACGCTGAGCGTTGACTCCTTGGCGAACGCCCACGAGGTACGCGCCGAGGAGCAACGCGAACGCGAGCACGCTGACAGCGCCCCAGATGAGCTCGTTTCGTCGCGCGCTAAACAACGCGCGGAGTGTTTCTAGTGCTGCAATCATCAAACGACCTCCCATTCTGTCGAGCCCGCGATCAGCGTGATCGCTTGATACGCGACGTCGAGCGTGTAGGTCTGCGAGCCGTCGATCGTCTCCGTCGAGTTCGCGTCGATCGTGAGCGTGTTACCGGCGACGCGCAGCTTAACGCGGATCTCGTCGCCGTCGGTCAGCGTTGAGAGCGCGGGAAGATTCAGCGTCACCGCGCCCCCGCTCGTATTAACGCTGTAGTGATACCACGCTTGGGCGGTCGTCGTCGCAGTGATCGCGCTGTACGTGTAGCTCGTACCGCCACCGCCCCCCGACTGAGCGACCCATGATAGCGCGCCCGAGCCGTCGGTTTGGAGCACGTCATTCGCGTTCCCGTCGTTCGCGGGAAGCGTGAGCGAGTACGAGCCCCCCGTCTGGAGCGCGGAGTGCGTCGGACTCTTGATTGTGATGTGGTGACTGTTGTGTTCGCAGTTGAGTCGGATCGCGCCCTGATTGTTCCCGCCTGTCGTGTTACCGAGGATGTTGACGACGCCGGTCCCGTGGGGGGCGAGTTCAAGGTTCGCGTTCGACGTCGTGACGATGTCGTTCCCGTTGAGGTCGAGGTTCGCGCCGAGCTGCGGGGAGGAGTCCTCGACGACGTTCGAGATCCCCCCGCTCGACGCTGCGTAGGTCTTCAAATCACTCGCGGGGATGAGCTTCGAGACGCCGTTGTCGTTAACGATGAATCCGTCCGAATCCGCGATCGTGATCGACGAGCCCACAGTCGCACCACCGTCGAGGAGGTTGAGCTCTGCGGTGGTGACTGTAGCGCCATCGAGCTTGTTGAGCTCCGCAGCGGTCGACGTAACAAGCGTACTCCCGAGCATGAGCCCAGAGCTCGCGCCGTCGTGTTCTGCGATCTTAACTATCATCTCACCCGACGAGTCGCCGTAGAGCTCGAGCGCCGTCGTGTTAGAGTTGCCCGCGACAGTGCCACCGGTCGCGACTTGGAACAGCATCCGGCCCGCCTCTGTGCCGTCGGTTACGTCCCCGATGCGCGTCACGGTCTTCGTGTAGTCGAAACCCGAGCCCGCGCTGTTCTTGCCTCGCGCGAGGATACGCGAGATAAAATCGTTGTTGGCGGGTGTCGAACTCAGGCTCTCGAACTGAAGCTCGCCGTATGAGAGAGAGCCCGAGTCGTGATTACGTATCGTGAAACGCGGATAGAACGCCCCTCCAGGATCCTTCTCGAGGACGAGTCCCTGATCGCCGACGTGACTCAGTTTGATGTCCTGATCGTCGCCGAAGTTGATCACAGCCCCATCACCGAGGAACAGGTCGCTCCACTCTGCCGACGCTGAACCGAGCGCGTGAGTGTTCGCAGCGCTCGGGATCAACGCACCGCTGATCGCGTTCCCGTTCGGGTCGAGGTCGCCTCCGAGCTGCGGGGTGGTGTCCTCGACGACGTTCGAGATCCCACCGGCTCCCGCGGTCGCTGTGTCTACGTATGCGGTCGTCGCGAGCTTCGTCGAGTTGTCGCCCTGACTTGGCGTAGTCGAGGTCGGCGTTCCCGAGAATGCGGGAGACGCGAGCGGAGCTCTCAACCCGAGCGCGTTATCAATGCCGACGAGGTGGTCATCGATATTAACGTCCCCCGCTGTGTAGTTCGAGGGGTTCGCGTGATCTGCGTTGATGTCGTCCGCGCTGAGAACGACCGGCCCCGTCGCGCCGTTGACGCTGTCGACGGGTGCGCTCTGTGGGTCGCCGATGAGATATTTCCCGTTTGTGCTCGAGCTCTTCCAACCGATGATCTTGAGCCATTGGCCCGCGCTCACAGTGAGCGTCGTCACGTTCGTATTACTCGCGCCTCCGATGCCGTCGATCCCGTCCGTCGCGTTGATGATGATGTCGCCATCGACCGCGCGACCGACCCACATCTCGAACGTCTCGACGACGCTACCGGTCGCTCCGGTCCCCGTAAGTACCGATGTGATCGAGGGAAGCGTAAGCGTGAAATTTCCCGTACTCGCTGCGCCGTACCACACGTTTAAGTCTGGCGCGTCGCTCGCCGATGGAGAGTACGAGCTGCTCGTGGTCGCGTAGATGTTCGGATTCGTTGAGCCCCCGAGCGTCGCGAGCTTCGCATCGATCCCCGAGAGATGTCCGTCGATGTTCGCGTTCGATGCGGTGTAGTTCTGCGCCGTGTGATCCGCTGCAAGGTCGTCCGCGCTCGGTTTGTTCGAGAGATCGTCGTAGTCTCCGGACGTCGCTACAGTCGCGAGCGTTGGAGTCCCTGAGAGATCCGCGTATGCTCCGCTCGTCGCGACGGTCGCGAGCGTGGGCTTGTTCGAGAGATCGTCATAGTCTCCGCTCGTCGCCACAGTCGCGAGCGTTGGAGTCCCTGTGAGATCCGAGTATGCTCCCGACGACGCGACCGCGCTCAGGCCAAGCGTCGTGCGCTGAGCTGTTGCGTCAGCGTCGTCGAGTAACGCGAGACCCGCTGCCGTGATCGACGCGGTCGCGTAGGTGTCCGACGCGGTCGTGTAGATGATCTCGTCGCCCGACGTTGATAAGTTCGCGATCGACGTTAAACCCGTGTCGAGTGGTTGATATGACCCGCCCCCGCTCGCTACTGCTGCGGTGACGAATGCGGTCGTCGCGATTTGTTGCGTGTTGGTTCCCGCCGTCGCGGTGGGAGCCTCGGGCGTTCCCGAGAACGTGGGAGACGCGAGCGGAGCTCTCAGCCCGAGCGCGTTATCAATACCGACGAGGTGGTCATCAACATTAACGTCCGCGGCTGTGTAGTTCGAGGGCGTCGCGTGATCTGCGTTGATGTCGTCCGCGCTCGGCTTGTTCGAGAGATCCGCGTACGATCCGGACGTCGCCACGGTCGCGAGCGTTGGCTTGTTCGTGAGATCGTCGTAGTCTCCGCTCGTCGCTACAGTCGCGAGCGTGGGCTTGTTCGAGAGATCGTCGTAGTCTCCGCTCGTCGCCACGGTCGCGAGCGTTGGAGTCCCTGTGAGGTCCGAGTACGCCCCAGACGACGCGACCGCGTTCAAACCGAGCGTCGTCCGCTGAGCTGCTGCGTCGGCGTCGTCGAGTAACGCGAGACCCGCTGCCGTGATCGTTGGGGTCCCTGAGAGATCCGAGTACGCACCAGAGGTCGCCACAGTCGCGAACGTGCCGAGCTTCGCGTCGAGCCCGCTCAGGTGAGTCGTGAGCGTGTCGCTGTTCGTCGCGGTGTAGTTCGTCGCGTTGTGATTTCCGATCAGCTCGTCGCTCGTCGAGGGGTCGACGTTGTCGATCTTGTCGAGCTTCGCGTCGGCGAACGTCCCGCCCATGTCCGCGTTGACGATGATCGAGTCGCCGACGCTGTACACGACGCCCCCGCTCGTCCCACCGGTCGAGATCTTGTAGTAGTCGCCGAGCGACGCCGATGCGAGCGTCGTCCCGAAATCTGCGACGGCGATCGATCCTCGATAGATGATCCCGCTCGTGAGCCCTGAGATCTCGGCTTGTAGACCCGCGGGCGTGACCGCGATCGCTTCGCTCGTGCCTCCCGCCTCGGCGATCGTCGCGAGGCGAACCTTCCCCGAGCTCGTGGTCGTAGCATCGGCGACGCTCGCTGCGCCCCCTTGTGTATAGATTACGCTCATTTTTAGATCCCTCGCTCCCAGAGTGTGATGTGTGCAGTAATGGTCGCGCCCCCCGTAGTCGCGACGGTGACGCGAATCGCCGAGAATAACGGGGCTTCTTTACCCGCGAGCATGACGAGATCGTCGGGCGTCGCGTCGCTAATGTGACGCTTAAATTCGATGTGACCCGCGGGGCGTATGTCGACGTCGAACGTCGCGCCGTTGGGCAGATCCTCGACGCTGATCTGCGCGTTCGCGGGGTATGAATCCATGCGCCATTTTGTCACGCTGTGATCGAACGTAACAGAGCCGTCGCCCGTCCGCTCGATCGAGATTGTTTTGTATGTGCTCATCGATGAGTCCTCCTCGCGCGTAGTATATCACACGCGTTAGTGAGTCGTGTAATTGCCGCTCAACGCCTCGCCCCACCAAATATCGAGGCCGTCGTCCACCTCGTCCGCGTTGAGCACGTCGCCCCGCTCGTCATAAATAGCGCCCGTCGAATCGACGTAGCTGTGACAAAATCGGTCGCGTCTTAACACACTGTGAGCGATCCACAACGAGAGGACCGTGTCGTCGTGCTTCTCGCGCCCAAGCCCCCAGAGCTCCGAGATTAAGGGCTCGATCATTCGGCGGTCGTGCTCCGTCCGACTTGGAAGAATCACCTTCCCGTTCTCGAACAGCACAGAGAGCGACGCGACACCGCTCCACGGGTCGGCTTTTTTCGCCCCCGTGGTCAGGTGTGGCACGATCGGGAGGTCTGTCGATTGCCTGAGCCCGACGTAGTGCATCTCGCCGAACGCGTTTCGCTCGACCGCGATCGAAGAGACGCGCCCCCTGAAGCGGTGGAACTCCTCGATCACAGCGGTCCGGAGCTGCGCGGGCGTGAGTCCTCGTCGTCGAAACATCCCGAGGAGATAGTGATCGCCAGTGTCGAGGTCGCGCGCCCACGTCGTCCCGACCGTGAAGTCGGTGTCGCGCGCTTCCGCGTCGCGTACCGATTGCACGAGCGAGAAGTCCCACCCCTGAACGATCTCGAGGCGCTCTACGTATGGCGGGATCTCGTACATCGAGAGCTCGCTCCCTCGAGCCTTCGCGTCGCTCAGCCATTCAAACCGAAACGCGCTCGCGCTGTCGTCTTGTACTTGGTGCTGAAACTCACGCGCGAAGAGCTGCGCCCCCATCGAGCGACGCTCTCTTAAGAGGTACTCGATCGGGCGCTCCTCGGGCCAGAGCACGCGCGCCTCTCCCTCGATCGAGACTCCGCAGATCACCTCGCGCCCGTCGCGCGTCTCGGTCTCATACGCGTAGCTCTCCGGCATCTGCGCGACCGCGGGGTCCTCGATCAGCGCCCACGAGGGGTCGTTAATCATGTCCCCGTAGAGGTCATCATAATGTTTTCGTGTCCCGATGACAGCGATCAGCCCACCGCGCGACAACATCGGGAGCACCGTCGCCTTGAACCACCTTTTAGTCTTTGCGCGTTGCGCGGACGTGTGACACGACATGTCACTTTCCAAGTCATCCGCGAGGATGAGATCGAAGTGGGCTCCGGTCACAGCGCCCCCACTACCGATCGCCGTGATCGTAGGATCGACGCTCTCGAGCTTACGCGGTACATAAACTTGTGTTTGTGTCCACGGCGTCGCCTCGTCCTCAAACGGGGTGCAACCGCGCGCGGGATCGCTCGCCCAATCCGCGACGATGCGCTCGGATCTCAGGAGCGCCTTAACGCGTCGCATACGCTTCTCGGCTTGTGACGCGCTCTCGCAGATCCAGAGGATACGGACGTCTCGATTTAGACAGATCGCGCGGACTGCGTACGTGATCGCAGCCTCCGTTTTACCGTGATCACGCGGAGCGAGCACGAGTTGCCTCCCCTTGTCTCCCTGTTCGCGCGCTCCCTCCCATGTCCGGTCGAGTTGATCGAACCAGTTCGAGCGGTGAGACGCGTAACGCATCCCGCAATAGTACGTATCAAAGAATACGGGCGACACGGAGCTGAGCGCTCGACGCTCGATCGCTGATGCGGGTAAAACGGGTCGTGACATCGTGCGCTCCTCGTGATATGCGTTGCGCGGTTTTTAACATCGTACCACAGGATGAATACATGCTTTGCTTGATCGCTGTAATGATGATCTACGCACCCACCGCGCACAAACACAGACACGTAGCTCACGAGGCGATTCTCGTGTGTAAGGAAGTCGTCGCGCGCGCCGAGGACATGGGCGTCGATCCCGTTCTCGCCGTGAGCGTCGCGTATGAGGAGACGCGCTTTCAACGAGACCTCGAGTCGCCGTCCGGCGCAGTCGGACCCCTCCAAGCGATGCCGACGTACTGGTGTCCACGCGAGGGGGAGTGCAACGAGATCGACGCGGGTCTGCGCGCGTTGAAATACTACGTGAGGCGAGAGCGTGGCGACGAGCTCCGCGCGCTCACAGCGTACGCGGGAGCGGGGCCTCGCGCTCAGAAATACGGGCGACGCGTGCTCCGGCGCGTTAAAGCGCTACGCGTCGCGGTCGAGCTCGCGGACGATTAGATCTCGCACGCTCCACCGGCACACGACGGCTCGAGCATCATAGTCGTGTTGTCGTCGTCCTCGACGATCGTCGAGTAATCGACGTCCACGTACTGCGCCTCGAGTTGACAGAACAGATTATACGCTGCGATCTTCGCGTCGCGATGTGGGTCGTCGTCCGCGATCTCGTGGGGGAAGCGGATCGCTTGAAACGGGGCTTGAGGATAGTCGTAGTCGCCAGACGCACCGAGGAGCGAGACGCCCCCAAACTCCGCGCGACCGTTTAACAGCGTGTCCGCGACGTCGTCCCACTCGTCCGCGTTCACGGTGCATGTGTTCGAGACGTTGTGCGTGAGCCCCTCGACGCTCCCCGCTCTCAGCGTGCCTCGCTTAACCCATGTTCCTTGCACCTGACGCACCCACGAGAGGAACTCGACCGCGCTGAGATCGTCCCGCGTCAGCGCGTCCTCGGGGGCAGTGATCGCGAACGCGAGACACAGATCCTCACCCGATGCGCTCCAAACTGAGCGCTCGACCGCTTGGGGGTTCGCCTCTGCGAACGCTTGCACGATCGGCGAGTTAGCGGGTACTTGGACGCGTCGGATATAGCGTCGCGAGTGCTCCGGATGTACTCCGCTCGCGCATCCGAGATTCACCGCAGCGTTACCCGACGGTTTAACGCACGTCACCCGAGCGGGCGCTTTGGGTAGACCGACGCGCTCCCACGACTGCTCGGCGGTGCGTCGCGCGATCGTGCTCAGGTGCTCGAGCATCGTAGACTCGCGCGCCCACTCTGGAGCGCTGCCGAGGCCGGTCAGGGAGACGCCGAGCAAACACTCGCGCTCAAGGATCGCGCGCGTCGCTGTGTCTGCGAGATAGTCGCCGTCGGTCCCCGTGTATGTCGCTTGTATCATGCCGAGGATCGTCGCGAGGTACACCGCGCGCTCGGCGTCCTCGATCGTGCGCCACGCGCTCGCGTTGATCTCGCAGAGGTTACAGAATTGAAACGCGGTCTCGTAGGTGTAGCCGTCGAGCTCCCACGCGGAACGGCGTGAGTCCTCGAGCATATCGATCGTGTACGCGTCGACGATCTCGCCGTCGGGGTTCGTGATGAGAGTCGGACACATCCCGATCTCGACACACGGATTATAAGCGACCTCGAGGGAGTCGCACCAGATCACCGCGGGCTCGCCGTATGCGCGCGTCGCGCGGAAGATCCTCTCGAAATGCTCGCGCGCGTCGGGGTCGCTGCGTAGGATCATCGCGGAGATGTTCGCGCGCGCGCGATATGAGTACGCGTCCCACCAATTCGGCTCGCTCTTGTACGCGATCATCTCCTCGTCGTCCGCCGAGAACATGCAGAGCAGCGCAGAGCGACGCACGCCCCCCGCGAGAACACAGTCCGCGAGTATACACATGATATCGCTCGCATCGATCGGTCGCAACGCAGAGCCCGCGCGCTCTTTGAGTAGCGTCTCAGCGCGCGCTAGAGCGACGCGGAGAGGCTCAGGACCGGGAGCTTTACCCCCACACGACGAGATCGGCGCACCCTTCTCGCGGATCTCCGAGAAGTCGAAGAGCGGGAGCGCGGTCTCGAGCTCTGTGTATGCGCGCATCAGCGCCTTGAACGCGTCCGCCCATCCCTCGATCGTGTCGGGGATGACGTGCTCGGCGCGCGCTTTACTGATCAGCGTATCGCCGTCGAGGATCGGGGGGAGCTTGGCGACGTGATGCCTCTGTACGCTGTAGCCGACGCCCGCCCCGCAGAGGAGCAAATAGAGCGCTTGCGCGAATCGGTCCACGTGGTCCACATAACACGACGTACAGTTATACGAGCGCGCGTGCTTCTTTAAAACAGCGTCCCCGCCGAATTGAAGCGAGCGTTGAGAGCCGAGGATGCGACGCTCGTTGATGAGGAGCTCGATCTCCTCGAGCTCGACGCTCAGCTCCTCGGCGCGCTCGCCGAGCTTGATCCGGTGCATCGTCATCACTCGACGCGTCGCCTCGCTCCACGTCTCGCGACGCTTGTGCTCTGGTAAATAGCGCGCGTATTTCTGCGAAAAGTTGAACTCAGCGAGCGCTACGCGTTGGGGGTTGTCAATCGTCATCTCTCATCTCTTCCGTATCATCATCGTCTCGCGTCGCGAGATACCTATCCGCTGCGCGTATCGCGTCATCTAGTACCGCGAGGAAATCAGGGAGCGCATGCTCGTTTAACGGCACGTGAACGCCCTGAATCTCGAGATCGTGCGCGTTGAGACTCCGTTTCGTCTCGTGGGTCCACGCACGATAATCGATTAAATACCACTCGCCGACGAGTCTGACAAGGACGAGCGCGAGGTGGCCCCAATACGACATGCGGGTGAGGTCCATCGCCTGCGCCTCGCCGACACACGACAACGTAACGCGGTTTCCTTTCCGGCTCTTCACCTCGAGGAGACCGGCGCGCCCGTCGCTTAACCAGAGCTCGAAGTCCGGCCCACTCGCTCCGATGTTCACCGCTTTGAATAGTCCGTTTTTACCCGCTCCGCCGACGCGTTTATAAGGCTCGTATCGCTTACGCACGCGCGCTCGTAAACGCGCTTCGTAGTGAACGCCGATCTGCTCGACTAAATACTCGGCGTTCGCCCCGCTGCGCTGCGCTTCGCGGTTTACTGCGCTCGTTCTGTTGTTTCGTGATGGCGGTCGTCGTCTCATGTAGGGGGCGTACTCTCTGCGTCTGCGTCGTGTCATCGTTGCGTCTCGCCGTGGGTTGTTCTACGCTCGCAAAAAACGAGCATGAGAGAGAGAGTAGCACATGATCCACGAATACGACACGCGGTCCCCCGTCATCGCGCTCGAGGGGAATATCGGCGCGGGGAAGAGCACGCTCGCGAAATACGTGCGCCGATATTATCCCTCGTGTCACGTCGTCGACGAGGCGGAGAGCGCGTTGATGAGCGCGTACTCTCTCAACCCTGAGCGATGGGGCGCGCTCGTACAAGTTGATCTCCTCACGCAGCGCGCGACCGCTCTACGACTCGCGCATCGGCGCGCGATGATCAGCGACGGTCCCGTGATTCTGGATCGCTCGATCGTGGGCGACCGCGCGTTCGCTCGTGCGAATTGGGCGCTCGGTCGAATATCCGCGATCGAATACACGCTCTGGGAGAATCTACACGACGAGCTCATGAAATCGACGCCCGCGCCCGACATCGTCGTATACCTAGACACGGACGTTAAGCTCGCGCACGAGCGCGCAGAGCAGAGAGACCGGCGACGACATGACCTCGAGTATCTCGAGGAGCTCTCACGCGCGCACGACGACGCGCTCGAGCATGTCCGCTCGTACGGCGTACACGTCACGCGTATAAAATGGGGCGCGTATCCGTTGCATGAATACCACATCCACGCCGATAATCTGCTCTCGCGTATCATGAAAGAGTACGACGGCGCGATCGTAGGGGGCGAGTAAGTACGCGGTTTCGTTGGTGTTCTTGGGTCTTGTTAAAAAGTTTTAACAAAGTACTTGATTGATTCGTCGATCTGTATTATCTATTTAACAAGGTCGCAGATCACAGGGATCACCGGCAACACGAAACAACGAAACAACGAACGGGCAACACAATGAGCATGATCTCAACATTCACCCTCGCAAACGATAAGACGCACACCGTTAACAAGACCCGCGGACGCAAGCCATACACTCACGCCGTTGTGAGCATTGACGCGAACGAGGTGATCTCATGTCACACCGATTACTACAAAGCGCTCGACGCTCAGCGTATGAAATGCCTCGCCCGTTACGCTTGCGCCACAATCATCGTAAAAGCGGACCGCTGAAAACAACAAACAACGAAACAACGAAACAACGAACAACGAACGGACCTTTCAATGAACACTTTACGAGACATCCTCATCGTCGCGACATTCTGCGCCGGATGCGTGGCATTTATCGCTCACATGGCAGCTCAGCTCGATCGCTACAACGAGAGCGAGGCGGGTCGGTGCTATCAAGCCCACGTCGACGCGAACTACGCTCACATCTCATTTAAGAGCGTCGACCACGGCGTCGCGTGGTGTGAAGATCACGCGGACACGTGGCGCTCGAAGGTGAACGGACGCATCCTCGAGGCAGCGGAGCGGATTGACGCTCGCCACGCTAAGTAAGAACGGAGGCAATCATGTATCAACGAGACAACGAGCTCATCGAGCAATTCAAGAACGGGAACCGCGCGGGGATGGGCGTCGGCTTCGGCGAAGACGATCCACAGGACATCGAGGACGCGTGCGACGAGGTCGGCGCGACGCTCCTCGAGGAGGTCGGACACGATCATCACTTGGTCATCTGGAACGGGCGCGCGTGGCTTGTAGCGGACGTCAACGGATGGTGGGCTGTACCCGTGGACGCGGAGCGCTGATCATGCACACGACACCCGAGAACATTCAACGCGACATCGCAGACTCTACGCTCTGGACGCATCTGCTCCGACGCTCCTCGATCTTGGAATACGACGCAAGCTTCGACCACGCGTTCGGGACCGAGCGACGCGTCGAGTATGACTTCGCCTCTGCGCGCGCTCACTCTGTAACGCTCGATCTCGTAGTCACCGATCGCCCCGAGTGGCGCGAGTGGCTGACGCAGCTCCCCGCGTATGTTACGTGGGCGTGGGATGACGAGTCCGGTGAGTATGACGCGTCATTCCACAAGGTCACGATCACGAGTCACGCGTATCTCCAGAGCTTCAGCGTCGAGCTCATCGGCGTGAGTGTGCTCGTCTCCATCGTCTACAGCTACGAGAACGAGATCACACACCTCGACGCTTGACGCTCGACGCTTGAGACTCGCGCGGTCGGCGAGTATAGTGAGCCCCTGAACACACACACAGGAGGCTCCGAACATGGAAGACCAACTCACACTCCCCCCCGATCAGCTCGCGCCGTTGGTGCAGCTGTTCGGCGTTTGGGGGACGCTCGCGATCGGAGCGGGATTCGGCGCGTATAAGCTCGTCAACAAGTGGCTCGCGCAACGCGCAGAGCTGAAGCGCGACGCGAACATCGCTACGAACTCGGAAGATTTGGAGGTCGTTCTCCAGATGATCGCCGACGACGAGAACAGTGACATCGAGCTCCTCGCGCAAGTGAACTCGCTCCGGTGTGAGGTCGAGGAGATCCGCGCCACGAGAGCCGAGCTCGTCGAACTCCACGCCACGAAGCGCGAGCTCGAGGAGCTGCGCGCAGAGTTGAAAGAGGCGCGCGTCGCGCTGACGATGCTCGAGGATTTGATCAAGTGAGCGACGTCATACTCGAACACATGGTCCTCACCGCGATCACGCTCGTCGTCATCGCGTATCTCGTACGCGGGCTCGATGGGTAAGTTGATGACGACGAAAGTTGATCTCTACTCTGGACAAGGATTCGTCGAGCTCGTCTCGTCGATGGGGAGCGACTCAACCCCCGCGCGGAGCGCTCGGGTTTCGCTCGATAACGACACCGCAGACTCGACACCGGAGAGGGACGCGAGGCTCGTGCGATATCTCGCCCAACATGAGCACCTCTCCCCCTTCGAGCACTGCGTCGCGACGTTGCGCGTTAAATGCCCCTTGTTCATCGCTCGGCAGATTATGCGTCACCGCACTTTCGCATTTAACGAGATCTCGAGGCGCTATACGGACGAGCGCGTCGAGCTCTGGTGCGCGGATGTATTACGCAAGCAACACGACACCCGCTTACAGTGCTCGACGGATGAGACGATCGAGGATGATGAACTCGCGGAGCTCGTCGAGGGCGTTAACCGGATCGCGTTGAGCGCGTATCATGCGCTCATCGAGAAGGGCGTCGCCCGCGAACAAGCGCGCGCGGTGCTCCCTCAGTCGATGTTAACGACGTTCTGGATGAGCGGGTCGCTCCGTAATTGGTCGCACTTTCTCATGCTCCGGCTCGACTCACACGCGCAGCCCGAAGCGCAAGAGCTCGCGAGGGGCGTCGCGTCGATTCTCCGCTCGCTCTATCCCGTGTCGCTCGACGCGCTCCTCGGGGGCGATCATGAGTAATAAGCACGTCGGGCAGAGGATCGCGATCGCTCACCTCATCGCTCGCTCGTCACCCTGCCCACGCGCGCAGGTCGGCGCGGTGATTTTCCATCCCGAGTCGTGGGCGATTGTGTCCGACGGCTACAATGGACCGCCGAGGGGTGGGGGGCATCTGTGCGGGGGTGACGTGTGTCACCGGACCGAGCGGGGCGTCGCGAGTGGTCAGCGTTGCGAGGTCGGGTGTCACCACGCCGAAACCAACGCGCTCATGAACGCTTTAAGGCATGGCGCAGCTACAATGGGCGCTTGGATCGTGACGACGCGCCCCCCGTGTCTCATGTGTGCGAAGGCACTACATCACGCGGGGATCACGCGCGTCTATTGTCCGCCAGAGGATGAGGACGTCGGAGAAGGGGACGGGGTGAAATACTTACGACGACACAAGGTCGAGGTGCTCACGTTCGAGGGTTGACGCGTCGCGCCGTTCGTGGTGCTGTGTTGGGATCATACACACACGAGAGGACGACATGATCATACACGGAGACTCGATCGAGGTATTGCGCGACATGGACGCCGAGAGCGTCGACGCGGTTGTCACGGACCCCCCTTACGGACTCGGCAACACGAGCCCGAAGCACGTCGCCGAGTGCCTGCGCGCGTGGTCAGAGGGGGAGACGTGGCAGCCGACCGGACGCGGATTCATGGGGCGCGAGTGGGATGCGTGGGTCCCGCCTCCTGAGTTATGGCGCGAGGTGCTCCGCGTCCTCAAGCCCGGAGGACACGCGATCGTATTCGCGGGGAGTCGGACTCAGGACCTGATGAGCGTCGCGCTCCGGCTCGCCGGTTTCGAGGTGCGGGACGTGGTCATGTGGCTCTATGGTTCAGGGTTCCCTAAGTCGTTGAACGTGAGCAAGGCGATCGATAAACAACGGGACGACCAGAGCGAGGTGTACGAGGTCACGTCGTGGATCAGGGCGACGCGGGATAAGATGGGGCTCACGAATCGTATGATTAACGAGCGCTTCGGGGTCGGCGATATGGCGAGACATTGGACGGACGTCCCCCCGAACGGAAAACAACCCACCGTTCCCCCGCTCGATCAGGTCCCGAAGCTCCTCGAGGTGCTCGGCGTACAGTGGAGCGCGGTCCCCGCGCGCGTGCAACACCTACTCGTCGAGCTCAACTCACGCAAGGGGCAACCCGCGCCGACGTGGTTCGAGCGCGAGGTGATCGGGGAGGGTAAAAGCGGGATCGGGGGGAAGGGGGGAGTTAGCGTCGGGGGAGAGTGTATGACGTTCGACCTCACAGCGAGCGCGACCGATGAGGCGCGTACATGGGAGGGGTGGGGAACGGCGCTCAAGCCCGCTTACGAGCCCGCGATCCTCGCGCGGAAGCCGTTGCGAGGGACTGTCGCGCGGTGTGTCCTCGAGCATGGGACGGGCGCGATCAATGTGGACGCGTCGCGCATCGCTAGCGCAGACGCCCCCGAGGGACGATCCCGTCACGGTGGAGGCACGTTACAAGGGGCATCTGAAAAGATGCCTCACAGCGAGTCATGTATGCCCGCGGGACGCTTCCCCGCGAACGTTGTAATCAACGAGCACGTCGCCCACGAGCTCGGCGAGCGCGCGCGCTACTTCTACACGCCCAAGGCGTCCAAAGCGGAGCGCGAGGCGGGGCTCGAGGGGTGGGATACGCATCGCGCCGGAGTCGGCGCGATGCGTGACGGAGGGCGCAAGAGTCAACCGCGCGCGAACACACACCCCACCGTGAAGCCGATCGCGCTTATGAGGTATCTCGTCCGGATGGTCACGCCCCCCTCTGGGACGGTGCTCGACCCGTTCGCGGGGTCCGGTTCGACGCTCTGCGCAGCTGCGCTCGAGGGCTTCGAGCACATCGGGGTCGAGCGCGAGGAGGAGTACGCCGCCATCGCGCGCGCGAGAGTCGCGCACTGGACCGCAGAGCGCGAGCGAGAGGCGATGGAGCGCGAGCCGACGCTGTTCGATTGATGAGGGTTGACGCGCGTCGCGAAACGTGCGAGCGTATCCGCGAGGCTGCGCTCCGCTGTTTTACTTAGAGTCAGATCCTAACCCCCGCTGCGGAGGGGCGCAGTCTCTCACTTGACTCGCGCGTCGATTCGTGAGACGGTCGACACAACGAACCGCGCCTCGTGCGTTGACTCTGACCACGCCCTTCTTGTCCCGCTAAAAACAATTCGGGGGCGTGGTCGGAGTTAGTTATTTACGACGCGCCGTCGAGCGATGAAGCGACGAGCTCACACACGACGAGCGACGACCGACGACCGACGCGCCGTCGAGCGAAGAGCGAAGAGCGACGACCGAAGAGCTCACACACGACGAGCGACGACGCGCTCGCAGAGGTCTAAATTCTTGCGATCTCACGCTCCGGTCTCGCACACGCGCCCACGCGCGCTCACCCTCGCCTCTGCGATCCGCAGCTCTCCGAGGGCGTCGATTTAGGCTTCGTGGAGCTCGTCGCGTAGCTCATCAAGCGCTCACGCGATACAGGGATCGACGCCTCGTCGAGATCTCCGGAGACGCGTTTCGCGTTCGCTCTGGAGCGCTTCGCGCAGCTCATCGAGGTCGCGCTTCGCGTTTCGCGATTTGTGCGTTTAGGGGGGCTAGACTTTCTCGCCCCCCTCGCCCCCGCGCTAGACACCCCGCCGAAACGCCCACGCGTTCGGTGTTTTCGATGTTCGGGGGGCTAGGTGGTCGAGATTGTGGAGTTGAGCGGAGAGAACGTTTTTTCGATGGTCGCTTTTCCTGTTTACTCCGGACAATGTTTCCCTAGAACTCCACAATCTCGACCACCTAGCCCCCCGATTAAAATAATCGTTATAAAACGGACACTTAAGAGGGGGGGCGAGAGGGGGGGCTAGGTGGTCTAGGTGGTCGAGAAACATTTCCGACGTTCTAACATTCGATATTCGATCATTACCGAAGGTTAGGATTCTACGAAAATATCTCCAACGTTTACGCGTACTTAGGTCGATTCGGGCTCGTTTTTTGCGGGTTTAGGTGTGATCAGACTGTACACACTTATGTGTGATCACGCTGTACACACATTAGCTTAATACGTGATCACGCTGTACACACATTAGCTTAATACGTGATCACGCTGTACACACATTAGTCTATGTGTGATCACGCTGTACACGTCAATTTGTGATCGCGCTGTACACACCCGTTGACTCGCGCGTCGGGACGTGTTGAGGTGATCGCGCTACGTCGATCACTCTGGTCGATAGTTCACCCAACGGAGACACACATGACGACACACACATCGAAGCGTTACACAATACGTTTGACTGTAGAGCTCGAGGAACTCATCGAGACACATCGCGCAGAGTTGGCGCGGACTATCTCTGACATGATCCAAAACCCAGACGGCGTGACGACGGTTTACGCGATTCGTTACCTGATCGGGGAGACGCTCAGCCGGATTGATCAACACATGGTTGATAGAAGCGTCGCTCCCCCAGAGCTCAGGGCGATCACCGGAACGACGACGCGCACGATCAAAGTCGCGCTCCCTCGTGGTCCGATCGAGAGCGCGCTCACCAAGATCGCTCAAACATATGGCCTCTCGATCCACGCGACGCTCCGCGCGCTCATCGTCGCGGGTGCGTCGTCATGATGCGCGTCGCGTATCGGCTCGGCGTGAGCGGAGGCGAGGGGGAGTGCGTCGAGCTCACAGAGCGCGCGAGCGTCGGCGGGTACGTCGCGGAGCTCCCTCGCCGGTCACGCTACATCATCATCACGCGCGACGGCGTCCGCTGCGCGTCGTCGGAATATGACGCTCGCCTCTCGGCGTCCAGACTCGCTCGACGGGGCGTCTATGCGTGTTGGGGTCGCGTGGAGCGTTGACGCGTTAAGCGTAGCGCACTATCATCGCGCCGAGGAGGTGCGTATGACAGAGCAGACACGAGCGGAGCGACGCGAGGCGCGTCGCGCAGAGAATCGTAAGAGACACGCGGAGCGACTCCAACAAGAGCGCGAGCGCTCGATGACAAAAGCGCAACGCGCCGAGCTACGCGCTCAGGTCATCGAGGACGCGTTGCCGAGTGTGGACGTCGGACAGTTCACGAACATCGAACCACCACCAACGACGAGCTATACGCCTGATCAGGTGCTCGCAGCGGGTGAGGCGCTGATCAGGGGGGCGACGTTGGGAGACGCCGAGGTCCTCTGCGGTCTCGCGAGGGGCGCGCTTAGGAAATGGATCAAGCGCCAACGCGCGAGTGATCGAGGAGGGGAGCGCGTCGGAGCGTGGGCTAGCGCTTGCGCGTATACGGTGGAGCGCGCGCTCGCGATTCGTCGTATGAGGTGGCAATCGCTCGCCGAGGAGGGCGGGAAGGGATCGAGCGCTGCGCTCTGGATGCTCGAGCGTCGAGGGGGTCGCGAGTATCAACCACCGGCGCAACGTCACGAGGTCAAACGTGAGAGTCAGGAGGTCGTCGTGCATACGACGCTCGAGAGCGCGATCGAGCACACTGCGCGCGAGTTGGGTCTCGACGAGGCGGAGTTACGCGCTCAGGGTGAGTATTGGGCGCGCGCGATCACGGCGAGCGGACG